AAAATAAGTAGAAAGCATTCTGTGCATTTAAAAATTAAAGCCGAGCAGTAAAGAAAAAGAAATATTCGACTCCTCCGATGTTACAGCATGGGGGGGTATTTTTTTAGGGTATTGCAAAAATGGGTGGTTTGAATAAAACCATTTGGTTTTACAAGTATCCGGGATATCGAAATCCTAAACGCAATTTCCCCGGCTGTGCGCATAAGAGGTGAAAAATGCAAACTGCACTGACTTTTGTGGCAATACTTACTATGGCGATGCTGCTCTTTTGCGGAACGCGGCCTGCATTTATCCTTTTGGTTGTTCTTGCTGTAGTATCAGCGGTCTGCTACATTGTGGTTTCCTATATTTTGCGAAAGAAAGCTGACGAAAAGGACGCAAAAGACGCAGTGCTGCAAAAGAAAATCGCAAATTGGCGTAAAGTCCGGCGTAGGCAGCTCAGAAGTAATTCCGATAGCGATGATATGTTCGACGCCTGTGGCGTAACGCAAGACCTGCAATTGTCTCTGGAAGAGGATGAGCAATTCTGTGAGAAGAAGCACGAAATAGAGGAGCTGGAAACTCAAATCAGCTTGTGGAATCGAATCGGATATGTTTCCAAACACCTGCTGAATAGCTGCGTAATCCTTGTTTGCCTCTTGGCATTTTCGTCTTTCATCGCTTTTGCATATAGCTATGTATGTCGTTTGTGGAGATAAAGGAGCTATATATGCCAGAAACAAAAAGTATGGGTAAATTTCACCAAAACCTACTCAACGACTGGGACTATGTGAATAACACAGACATTGACCCGATGCAGGTGTCAGCTTCCAGCACAGAGGTCGTCCACTTGGTCTGCACTAAGTGCGGGCGCAAGTGGGAGGCATCCATCAGCGACAGGGTACAGGGCAAGGCAGACTGTTCGATTCGGAAATACCACTATATGTTTTCGCACTACGACCAATAAAAAGCATCTTAAACACACGCGTGCGTTCGATAAATGTACGCGTGCGTTTTTTGTGCATTTCCGCGTATTTATCGCTCATCTTTTGTGAGGAGGAGAGACCGTGGCTCAACCGATTCAGGCTGTTCAGATTTATTATGAGCATCCATTTGGTGCTGAAAGAGAAGTGTTGAGAGAGTTCTTCTCCTTTGTTGGCTGCTTAGTAAAAACGACTATGATACCGGTAGAAACTATGCTGGAGAAGCACAAATCGCTTGTCAATCCGGAAAGTGAGCGAATCACACATCTGTTTCTTACAGACCGACCACCGGAAGGCATTGTACTATCAAAAAACGAGATGTGGTGCAGCTTTCGTATCTTGAAGCGAGAGCTGACAATAAACGGAAAAGCAATTCTGCGCAACGCTGACCAGAAGATTTCTGCTGAACAATTCGAGAAGGCAGCGCTTGATGTGATTATCCGCCGTATTTGGAAGGATGAGGGAGCAGAGACACAAAGTCTTTTGCACATCAACGCTGCTTTCTGGCAGCTCGACCTATTTGCGTTTCTACAAATTTTCTATTAGAGAAAAGCGAAAAAGAATGTCTGCAATCAAAAGAATGGCAGTAAAAGCGTCTCGAACGATTGAAACGAGACGGCTTCCGTTGCTGTCAGTATAGACGTCTCACGATATCCAAGCACATTACTACATGAACAAGTTGATTCCGGTGCCTGACGAGATGGCGAGAAAATACCGGTATGTGACAAGCCTCGATGAGTTACTGGCGATTCTGAACGATAAATAATTGATTTTTGCGCCTCCGATGTTACGACATCGGAGGTTGTTTTTAGAAGGAGAAAAATGTGACAAAGCAATACAACGATGAGCTAAAACGAGCACCAGCAGGCAAGAAGTATATATATGTTATCACCGAAACAGAAACTGGGAAAATGTATATTGGACAGACCCGAAACTTCCACAAACGTATGTGTTCGCACAGAAACTGTGGATACAGTCAGCATAGTGCAATCGATAGAGTCATTCAAGAAAAAGGCGTAGATGCGTTTGAGTATGAAGTTTTGGAGCTGTGTACCGAAGATGAAGCTGATGAAAGAGAACGCTATTGGATAGAGAAAACAGACTCATGCAACGAACAAAAAGGCTTCAATATATTTAAAGGTGGTCAAAAGAGTTTTTCGGACGAAAGTTATGCTATGCTCGTTGAAATGCTTCAACAAGGAATGACATTAAAAGATGCGTGCGATGCCATGAACACATCATCTACTTCTGCAAGACGCGAAATTAAAAGACGAGGCACGAATTTATCAGAAATTCGAAGTTTGGCGGCCGAGCACAAGCATCTGCGCCGTAAAAGTGCTCACAGAAAAGAAATCAATATAACTGATGTATTGAAGATGTACCAAGATGGTATGACCTCAAAAGAAATAGCAAGCCACTATGATATGAACCCGTCAGCTTTTTACCGTAGATTGAAGGAAAATGGGCTGAGTGCCAGAGCGATTGTTCAGCCAAATTACGGAACAGCGTCCACTTTGTTTGATAAAGATAAAGCTATTTCGATGCGTAAGGATGGATATACCGCTCGTGAAATAGGTGCGACTATGGGGTTACCAAGATACACGGTAGAGAGACTTCTTCGGGAGTCAGGGTGTTCCGTATCCTCGATTGTAGATGAAGAAACTGCTGATAAAAGAAGAAAAAGAAGCGAAAAACGAAGTCAAAACGGGAATTTTGATTACGAAATGGTTATAGACTTTTTAAGAGAAGGCTACAAAACCAAAGAAATTGCTGATTTGATAGGGATGTCAAGTGCGCATTTGACGACAAAACTCAAACAAAACGGATTTGATATAAAAAATATAACCCCGCTTATAGTTTGTGATGAAACCAAGGAAACATTCTCCACGATAATGGAAGCATCTAAGGCGTATAACATAAACTACTCATCACTGCGAAAATGCTTTGATAAAAGGCAGGGTTATTGCGGTGGTTATCATTGGCATAAAGAGAAGCGGGAATTTTGACTCCTCCGATGTTACAGCATCGGGGGTTTTGTTTTTGGAGGATACGGAGATGGCAAAGAACGACAACCTTCATAAGGCAAAGGACGCTAAGAACGACGAGTTCTATACCAGAATTGAGGATGTTGCAGAGGAACTGCGACACTACAAAAAGCATTTCGCGGGCAAGGTCGTATTCTGCAACTGCGATGACCCGACTTGGTCTGCTTTCTGGCGTTACTTCCATCTGAACTTTTCTGAACTTGGTTTGAAGAAACTCATCGCAACGCATTACGACCACACTGAACCTACTTACAAGATGGAGTACGAGGGCGGCGACGATAATGATGTAGAAATCGGAGTAAGGACTCCGCTGGAAGGCAACGGCGATTTCCGCAGTCAAGAATGCCTTGATTTGCTGGATGAGTGCGATATCGTAGTAACAAATCCTCCATTTTCCCTTGCAAGAACCTATGTCCAGTATCTGCGTGAGCACAGCAAACAATTTATTATCATCGGGGACCTCAACTGGATTACTTACAAAGAAATTTTCCCGATGTTGAAAGACAACGAAATCTGGCTGGGATACTCTTCTGTAAAAGAGTTTACGCAACCAGACGGGACAATCAAGAAGTTCGGAAATAAATTGTGGTATACCAATCTTGATATCCAGAAGCGCCACGAGAAACTGATTCTCTGGCAGAAATACTATGACGATGACGGGAATCCACTGCCGGATGTTGGAGAGAGGTATCCATCGTTTGACGAATTGGAAAATGTCATAAATGTAAATAAAGTATCCGATATTCCCGTGGATTACAAGGGCTTTATGGCAGTTCCAATCACATTTTTGGATAAATATAATCCGGACCAATTTGAACTCATTGATGCATTAAATAGATACACTATACTTGACTATTTCCAAATTAACAATAGTATACAAGAACGTCATTCTCATTGTTGCAATATTAAAGGAAAAGCAACTTATTATAGAATCGTTATTAGGAGAAAAAAATGGATAGGATTGAAGTATGGACCGATGTCATAACCTCCGTCGGAGTGATTATATCGCTGATTTTTGGTCTTATTGGAATTGTGTTTACACAACAACAAATTTCTTTGTCCAATAAGCAAGCGTTGTTCGATAAAAGGTACGAATGCTATAGATTACTTACACATATTCACTCTCTTTGTGAGCACAACTTACGGCTTATAAATACCGGGAAAAAAGAACGCTGTATGGCAGTTGATTTTGTGGCATCTCTTTTGACTAACTCTGTTGATTTTTATAAAATGACGAATGTTTTTAACAATGACGCTTCGCAAACCGATAAGGCAACTTTTTTGTCAGGGGTAGAGTTCCTGCAAGACAAATCATTACAGGCAAGTTTTTTGTTCCCTAAGGAACAAGCTGATTTTATCGCAAATTATTTTAGTAACTATAGCAATCTACTAAATGAACTCCATAAATACAAGTGCCTTTTGGACAATATAAAAGATATTCCCAAGTATATGATAGGAACATCATCCCAAATAGCAGAGGAACAACGAAAAATGCTTCACGGGGAATTGGCTGATGAGTTATTAAACAATATTGACGCTTACAAAGGCAAGTTGGAAGAGTTAAACGAGATATACTCGAACAACATTGCATTTCTTAGCGCATATATGACACTTATTTCGATGTAAAATTTCGATGTAAAGCCTCGATGAATTGCTGGCATTTTTAAACGATAAGTTATTGATTTTGAGACCTCCGATGTTACGGCATCGGGGGCTTTGTTTTTGGAGGATAGGAAGATGGCAAAGAACGATAACCTGCATAAGGCAAAGGACGCTAAGAATGACGAGTTCTACACCAGAATCGAAGATGTCGCGGAGGAACTGCGGCACTACAAAAAGCATTTCGCAGGCAAGATTGTATTCTGCAACTGTGACGACCCGACATGGTCTGCCTTTTGGCGGTATTTCCACCTGAACTTCGCTGAGCTCGGCTTAAAGAAGCTGATTTCTACGCACTATGACCGTATAGAACCCACCTATAAAATGGAGTACGAGAGCGGGGATGACAACAATGTAGAAGTCGGAGTCAAGACTCCGCTAGAAGGAAATGGTGATTTCCGAAACAGGGAATGCCTTGACCTGCTGGATGAGAGCGATATCGTGGTCACAAATCCACCGTTTAGCTTATTTCGCGAGTATGTTAGCACACTGATGGAGCACGGCAAAAAGTTCATCATCTGGGGCAACAACAATGCCATTACATACAAAGAGTTTTTCCCGTTGCTGAAGGAGAACATGGTATGGCTTGGTTATACCGCAAACAAGACCTGCGCTTTTAGGGTTGCAGAAGGCTACCGTTTCGATGAAAAGCTTACAGCGCAGTACAATGACGGATTCAAGTATGGTAAAGTGCCGGCCATTTCCGTGTTCACCAACCTCGACATCCAGAAGCGACACGAGAAGTTGATTCTCTGGCAGCGGTACTATGACGATGACGGAAATCCTCTGCCGGATTCGGAGGAGAGGTATCCACACTACGATAACTATGATGCTATCAATGTAGACAGAGTTGCGGATATTCCGGTGGATTATAAGGACGTTATGGGTGTGCCGATTACGTTCTTGGATAAGTATAATCCGGAGCAGTTTGAGATTGTTGGCATGTCAGCAACAGCTGAAACGATGGATACGCCAGTACAACTTGGAGATGATTTTATAAAAGAATATCGTCGGCAAGGAGGAACAGGACATTTTTCGCCAAATATGTATGGCGTATGCTATTTTGATTCACGAGGAAAAGCAAAGGTGCCATATGGGCGTATTCTCATTAAATCAAGGAAAGAAGCAATTTAATATGGATATGATGAAGCTGGTGCAAGAATACAACGATAAATTGAAAAACAATTCCAATGACATTTCCTGCCTGCTATTTGCCTTACAAGTTCCAAGTATTTGCTCTCGTATCGAATTCCCAAAAACGGACGAAAACACGGGCAGAGCCGATGAAGGGAAATTATATCGTTCGGACGGAAGACCTTACGATGCAAACATGTACAAAGCGTGGTTGCGAAAGCATTATGATGATTTCGAGGATATCTATTACGGGGCACTGACATTGAACTCCTTCTGTGACAATCTTTACGCACTGAGAAATCAAGTTACACATGAGGGAGTTTTAATGGCGAGTAAAAATAAATTCTATTTTACCGAACGCAACAATGCCATGTGTGTCGGTGAATTTGTTTTTATTCCAATGAAAAGACTTTGTGAAAATATGTTTAGAGCTGCATACCACATGCTGTTTAACAGGCATGAGCATATCAATATAACATTATTTAGAGATATGGTGATACCATCAGAGATTTATCACAGAATATCAAATGATGTTGCATCCTTGTATGATTCATTTTGGGACAACCGTTCAGAAGAAGATAATGACTTAATTGTTATTTATGAACATATCATCTTTGATAACCAGAATATGAAAGATGACATTGATAAGTTCTTTTCTGAAAACCCTGATGCTGTTTTTGAGATTTGGAATTTTGGAAGCAAATACGGACATATTCTTGGTGCAGAAAAATTTATACACCAAAAGTATGATGAACAAAAATCCTCTGTCTGCCTTGATTTAAAAAGGCCAACGGATGTACTTCGATTAAACAAAGAACAATATGAACGAATGCTGCAGGTGGCGGAGGAACTTGAGGAGTTTTCAAATACTCATCCGTTTGATATAACAAAATATGTAAAGGAGTAACTACTTATGAAAATCACAGAAACAAAAATCAAGGTATCTGACCTTGTCGAGAACTACAAGGACAATGGTGATGGCGGCGTCTTTGGCTACAATGACCGTCTTACGATTCGCCCGTCCTTCCAACGAGAGTTTATCTATGGGGAGAAGCAGCGTGCAGCCGTTATTGACTCCGTAATGAACGGATTTCCTCTGAACGTCATGTACTGGTCTAAGACCGGAGCAGACACTTACGAGGTCCTTGATGGGCAGCAGCGTACTGTTTCTATCGCGCAGTACATCAACAAAGATTTTTCTATCAAAATCAACGGCAACGACAAGTTTTTCCAGAACTTAACCAACGAAGAAAAGCAGGCAATTCTGGATTATGAACTGACGGTCTATGTCTGTGAAGGCACGGAAGCTGAAAAACTGGAATGGTTTAAGCGTATCAACATCGCTGGCGAGGTATTGACTCCGCAGGAGCTGCTGAACGCTACTTATACGGGTCCTTGGCTGGCCGATGCGAAGAACTACTTCTCGAAACGCAACTGTGTTGCTGCGAAAATGGCTGACGGATACCTGAAAGGCAACCCGATTCGACAGGAGCTGTTGGAAAAAGCACTGGCTTGGATTGCTGACCGCGACGGCTTGGAATCCGGGCAGATGTACATGGCGGTTCACCAGCATGACGAGGATGCCAATGACCTCTGGCTTTACTTCCAGTCTGTCATCAACTGGGCTAAAATGCTGTTCCCGACGAAGCGGAAGGGAATTACGGATGCACAGGCATGGGGACTGCTCTACAACAAGTACCATGCAAAGCAGTACAACAGTAATGCTCTGGAAGCTGACATCAAAAAACTCGTGATGGACGATGATGTGACGAAAAAGGCAGGCATTGTCCCGTTCATCCTCTCTGACCGCACTTGGCGCGATGAAAAGCACCTGTCCCTTCGTGCGTTCACTGAATCTCAGAAACTCCGTGCCTATGAGCGGCAGGGTCACAAGTGCCCCTTGTGCGTTGCAAATGGCATCAACACCGAGTACGCCTTTGAGGATATGGAAGGTGACCACATCATTCCTTGGAGTAAGGGCGGACATACCACGGATGACAACCTGCAGATGCTGTGCAAGGAATGCAATTCGGCGAAGTCGGATAAGAATTTTGCTTTATAAGAAGATATAAAGTTTGATATAAGAATTATGTTAGGTTTTGTTTATTAAAAGGAGAGAAATAATAATGAAATTGAAAGAATCAAAATTATACAATGAATTTAGAGAAGAACTTGCGAAGGAGCACGTAGATGATAATTTTGTGCTTTGTAATACAAAATCATTAAATGGTTGTAATCTCATGGCAGCAGTCGATAAGTGTATCTCTTCACTATTTAATTCAAGAAAGAATGGCAATTATCTGTTTGAAGAATATATTTTATTAAAACTAAATACGGTATCAATGCCTTTTGGCTATAATAAAGGTGACGCTGCATTTTCGAAAATGTTGGAATACGTAAAATTATTTTTCGACAGTTTTTTAACTTGTTTTGCAGCAATTATAGTAAGCAGCGAAATAATCAAACAAAGCAATGCGGAATCGATTGTAAACAGTATGATTATATATGCATTATCATGCGTTTTAATAAATATATTTTTAACTGCGGTAAAATACGCTTTGAATGCATGGAAAAAAGATTGTACTCGCGTTATATTTACAACTGTATTGCAAGAGTCATTTGCAATCATTATTGGCGAAATGATAACAAAGAAAGAAATAAGAGAAATGAAAGACGAAGAACTACAAGAATTTACTGAATGGGCACTAAAAATAATATTTAACAAAAACGAAAAGAAAGAGGATAAAATA